CAGTGGCAGTTTAAAAGAACGCCATTCCTGTTTTCTTAGTAGTTTCTAAGTTGTCTTTTATGATTTCTGAAATGATGACTCGGTCATCATAGCCTAGTGCAAAGGCATCATCCAGTGTTATTCCGCCGCGCATATACCAGCACATACGGAATATGTCGCTTTTTAAAGCGGCAACATCATTGTCCAGCCCCTTAACCATCGCCAATGCGGCGTCGAGTTGTAGACTAAGGAGCCTTATCCGAAAAAATTTGAACTGTCCAAGGTGATAGGAACTTGGAATTCTGCTGGCGCACCTGCTTCAATTTCTTCGGGAGTTGATTGCACTTTGAAAGGTTCAATATTGAACTTTTGTTTCTGTATGTCTAAGTGAGCAATAATTGATTTCAATAATTCTTTATCTGCATTATCAACAAACTCTTGAATAAATGCAGGATCAGTGACTACACCCTCGGCAGTGATAACTGATTCAATACCTTTGCTGACCATATTAATGGTAATCTCAGTTAACTTTCGAAAACTCGAAGCAAACTTTGATAACTTGTCATCATTGTCTAAGTTTTCGTCGTTGACAATTTGAATAATACGTTGTTCTTCTGTACTACGAATAGAATTTTGTGTAAACTCAAAGTATGTCAACGGTCGCAATCTCAATTCTAACTCATCATTGACCTTGCACACTGGATCAAATGTGGCATTTAGCAATTTGTCTAGTACAATTCTAAGGTCTGCTTCGTATGATTTTTCTTCGTTTAATCCTGGAATCACTGTGGTAACGTCTAGCATTTCACCGTAGGTAGCCATTCGGATAGCAACTAGGATTGCATCAAGATCGATGCTGGGAACTTTCCAAGCATTTTTAATATTGGGCAAACAACTTTGAATGATATCAACTGTGGCTTGACCGTTGAGCAATGCATCGGGAGTTTTCATAACGATCTCATCTTTGGCCGTCATTGAGTATACGGGGTATTCGCCCGTGTCAGTTTTTACTAAACTTCCGGGCTCGTAAAAATTGCCGGAACTAGGCAGTCTAATATAGATCTTAGGCTGTCTAAAATATTTGTGCAACGGATTCTGTCTTTGATTTTCCATGATTTATAACTCCGATAAATAAACTAGTACTGTGTATTTATATGCGCAGATTATAGGTGGAAAACATATATGGCAGGTAATGTCACTGGTGAACTAGGCGGTCAGCCTATTCTTTTAGAAAACGCAGCCACAGAAGCAACGTTAGAAGCGTTGCTTCAAGCCACCTTGGCTAACAGTTCTAACAAGAGTCAAGCCGCAAAAATTCAAAAAGCCTACGAAGAGTCTGTAAAGAAAACAACAGATAATCAAAAATCAAACATGGATGCTGTCAAGAGTCAGACAGAAGCCATTAAAAAAGAAAAGAAACTTCGAGACGACCTAAACGAAAAAATAAAAGAAGAAAAAGAAGCAAGAGAGAAGTTATTCAAAGGTCTGCATGAATTAGGTGACTTACTCGGCAAGGGTATTGGTGTAGCATTTAATACTGCAACTCCTAAGATCAGCGATTTCACTAATGCACTCAGCGGCATCCCTATAATTGGTCCAATAATTGGAGCCATGGGTAATGCAATACAAGCACAAACTGATAGATTTAGAGAACTAAGTCAAGTTGGTGCAGACTTTGGCAGCGGCATAGACTCAATAAGAAACGTTGCTGCCGAAGCAGGCATGAGTTTAGATACATTCACAGGTGCAATAGGTCAGAATTCAAAAAATTTAGCCATGCTAGGCGGCAGTGCATCAGCAGGTGCAAAAATATTTGTTGCAGTTAATAAAAGTCTGCAAGGACCATTTCAGCAAGGCCTTGCACGATTAGGCTTTAGCATGGAAGAAACTGCGGAGTATACCGCAGGATATCTTGCACAGCAAACGCGACTAGGACTAGCACAGGGCAAGACTCAAGGACAATTAAATGAAGGTGCTCGAGAATATCTAATGGAGTTGGATAAGTTGGCGCGAGTACATGGCATGAGTCGTAAAGAAGCACAAGCGGCATTGGATGCACAGACACAAGACAAACGATTTAAATTATTCTATGCTCAAATGGGAGCCAGTGGTAAAGAAACTTCGTCATTCATGGCTGGCTTATCTAATGCAAATAAAGAATTTTCAGACGGTATTGCAGACTTGATGATGAACAGCGGAGTGCCCAGTGCCAACAACGAAATGGCACAGTCCATTGCACTTAACAGTCCGAGACTAGTAGCACTATCGAAACAATTACAAGATGGAACAATAAGTCAAGAAGCAGCCAACGAAGTTGTTAGAGAAGAAGCCGCCCGAATGGAAGAACTTGCTAAGTCTCAAGGTAAGACAATGGCACAATTTATAAATTTAGGATCCGGAGTTTACAATGCCAATGCGGCACTAGTTGGCATGTCAAAATTTGGTTTGAAAGCAGCGGAGGTTACTAAAGAGCAAGCACAGGCCATGGCTGACAATACAAAAAATGCGGCAAATTTAGACAAGTCGTTATTAAATTTGCGCAATCAACTCATGGAGGCAATACAACCTGCTTTAAAAATATTTGAAAGTATGTTAGTAGGGGGAGTAGGCGGCCTTGAAAAATTTATAACTGCTATCGCACTAGCAATGAAAAGTTTCATGGAGACAGTTGCAGACAAAGGTCTTGGAGCAGCCATTTCGGGTGCTATTAGCACTGTGATAAAAGAAGCCGTGATAGGATTGTTTAGTAGCCCAGCAGCCATTGCTGGGCTAGTTGGAGCCGTTGCATTACTGTTTGGCGCTGCCGCAGTAAAAGCAGTAGTTGTACAAAAGTTAGCAGAATTACTTACACAAAAAGGCAGCCCGGGCGGAAGCATGGCTGACGCTGGCGGCAAAGGCAGTGGCAAAGTTGGTAAATTCCTTAAAGGGGCCGCTGTGATGGCCGCTGGCGGGTTTGCAATTGATGCGGCGGCTGGTGCATTAGGTGCAGGCAAAAATGTTGAAATTGATGAAAAAGCCGATGATCGAAATTGGGAAAAAGCCAGCGTTGGTGAAAAAATGCAAAGCGCAATACCGCGCGGTATTGAAAAAATAGGAAGTCTATTTTTCCTTGACAATCTTGTTAAAGAAGCAAAGGCAGATCGAATTGCTAAAGAAACAGCCTACATTAACAACAAGCAAGGCACTCCAACTGCTCCAGTAGTTCCTGGGTCACCACCAACTTCCCCAACTGGCAGTATTGCTCCGGAAGCAGTTGAAGTTGCAAAGACTACCACTGCCAAGGAAGTTAGGGAACTATCCGAAGCACTGAAAACCCTAGACTACGGTAAACTATTAGTAGACAACAAAATAGTTACCAGCATGGAAACTGGCACACTTAAAATGCGTCAATTGCGTGGCGAAGTAGGAGCCATGAGTGCGGCTTTCAAAGAATTAAACAATGTCGGATTGGACAAAATTACTGAAGGACTTGGCAGATTGGACGCTAGTTTTAAAGGATTTAGCAAAAGTTTTGCTGAAGACTTTATGACTAAGTTTAGAGAGTTAGACAAGAAAAGTCAAGAAACACTCTTAACTGACCTCAATGACAAGATGGAACAGTTAAATACTAACGTGAAGTCGCTGATAACGCTACAAGAAGAAAATACTAGACACGGCAAAGACACCTCACGTAATACCAAATACGCATCGGGCAGAGTATAAAGGATTTTAAATGAGTTGGAAAAAATATTTTTCACCAGTTAACGAAATGGGCAGTAATGTAAGTCCTATATCGGGCGCAGGTGGACGTGCGGGTCCTGCAAAAACAAACTACAGTTCTTATCTTCCTGATGTTTACACAGGTAGTCCAAATCGTGTTGAGCGTTACATGCAATATGACACCATGGACAGTGACAGTGAAGTCAATGCCGCATTGGATATTCTTGCAGAATTTACCACACAAAAGAACAAAGAAAACGGCACACCTTTTACCCTAAAGTTCAAAGGTCGCCCAACAAATTCAGAAATTACAATTCTCAAAGAGTACTTGCAACAGTGGAGCAAGATGCAACAACTCAGCCAGAGAATGTTCCGCATTGCTCGTAACTTATTCAAATACGGTGACGGATTCTTTATCCGTGATCCAGAAACGCAAAAGTGGAGTTACGTTGATTCTGCAAAAATTGTTAAAATCATTGTCAACGAAAGCGAAGGCAAAAAGCCAGAGCAGTATATTATCCGTGATTTAAACATCAATTTTCAAGATCTTGTTGTAACACAGATTAATCCAAACACACAAAATCAGCAACCTGGTGGTGCTGCCTATGTGCAAGGTGGCAGTGGCGCAAGAGGTATGACTGGTGGATATCCACAACAAAGTGGCACTCGATTTAGCACAGCACAAAATGAAAGTGCCATTGATGCAAAACACGTTGTACATCTAAGTCTCAGCGAAGGCCTAGACAATAACTTTCCGTTTGGTCCAAGTTTATTAGAAAGTGTTTTTAAAGTCTACAAGCAAAAAGAATTGCTTGAAGATGCTATTATCATTTATCGCATACAACGTGCTCCAGAACGTAGAATTTTCTACATTGACGTGGGCAACATGCCAAGCCACTTGGCCATGAGTTTTGTGGAACGTGTTAAGAATGAAATTCATCAAAGACGTATTCCTAGTTCAACTGGCGGTGGTAGTGCCATTGACAGCAGTTACAACCCATTAAGCATCAACGAAGACTACTTCTTCCCGCAGACAGCAGAAGGTCGCGGCAGTAAAGTGGACACACTTCCTGGCGGTACTAACCTAGGTGAAATTGACGACCTACGTTATTTTACCAACAAGTTAATGCGAGCATTGCGTATTCCAAGTTCATATCTGCCAACAGGTGCAGATGATAGCCAAGCACAGTATAACGATGGTCGCGTTGGCACAGCATATATTCAAGAACTACGCTTTAACAAGTACTGCGAACGATTACAGGGCGCAATGGTTGACACATTTAATACAGAATTCAAACTGTATTTGCATAACAAGGGTGTTAACATTGACTTTAGTTTGTTTGATTTGCAGTTCCAAAGTCCGCAAAACTTTGCAAGTTATCGTCAAGCAGAACTAGATAATCAACGCATAGGTACATTTACACAGATGGCAACATTGCCGTTTGTGTCAAAGCGTTTTGCGCTAAAACGATTCTTGGGCATGACTGATGAAGATCTTGCAGAAAACGAAAAAATGTGGAAAGAAGAAAACGGTGAAGGCAAACCCACAGCAGATGGCGCTGGAGAACTACGCGGTGCTGGAGTAAGCCCAACTAGTATTTCACAAGGTCTTGATGCAGCCACTGGCGAAGAAGCACCCACAGACATGGAAGCACCCGCAGATGCAGCCGGTGACGCAGGCATTCCTGAACCTCCGCAAGCATAAATATTAATATGATTTTACGTGAACTATTTTATTTTAACCGCGACACTGCTGAACAAGAGCAGGATGATCGCTACATGAGTTATCGTGACACTGACATGATCGAAACTGATGACACACGTAAGATACGACTGTCTCTAGGACAGATCAACGAGTTGCGCAAAGCCAGCGATCAACACATTAAAGAAACACAAGCCGAGATGGATTTTATAGCCCGCATGTACGCGGCACCTCCAGCAGACGCAGTATAATTTCCTTATGAAACGTGCATTTGTATTGGGCAACGGTCAGAGTCGCCTTGCAATTAATAGTTCAAATTTAAAAAAATACGGCACAGTATATGCCTGTAATGCAATATACAGAGACTTTCTACCAGACCATTTGATAGCAGTTGATCCTAAAATGGTCATGGAACTTGTGCAAAACAATGTACAAAACACAGTGCCAGTGTACACAAATTTCAACAATAGATACAAAGAAATACCTAATTTAAATGTTTTTAAACCCAGTAAAGGTTGGAGTAGCGGTCCTACTGCACTATGGTTAGCCAGTACACACGGCTACGATGAAGTCTACATACTAGGTTTTGATTATCAAGGTCTAGAAGGAAACAAGAAAGTCAACAATGTTTATTCAGACACTCCTAACTACAAAA